ACCCGTCGGTGCTCGAGCGCCGCAAGGAGATCGCCCCGCGGCTTGCCGACTTCGAGGCCGACGGCGACCTGGTGATGGTCAAGCAGATCGGCGACGACGTGCAGCAGGTCGCCGAGATCGTGGCGCGGGTGCACGCAGCCGGCCTGCTGCCGGAGAAGTCTGGCATCGGCGTCGACCCGCACGGCATTGGCGGCGTGCTCGAGGCCCTCGAGGCTGCGGACGTGCCGGCCGAGCTGGTGACGGGGATCTCGCAGGGCTGGCGCCTGACTGGCGCGATCAAGACCTGCGAACGCAAGCTGGCCGAGCGCGCGCTGTGGCACGGCGGCGGTCGGCTCATGACCTGGTGCGTCGGGAACGCGAAGGTCGAAGCAAGGGGGAACGCTGTGGTTATCACAAAGCAAGCGGCTGGCACGGCGAAGATCGATCCGCTGCTCGCCCTGTTCAACGCGGCAACGCTGCTCGCCCTGAATCCGCAGGCTGTGAGCGGCGGCGTCGCCATCTACACATGACGCTGCGCGACCGACTGGCCGGCGCCTGGGCGGCGCTGCGCGCACCGCAGGGCAGCCTCGAGCGCGGGTCCGGCCCGATCACCCAGGCCGAGCTTGCGGCCGCCCTCGGCGCGCTGCCGTCGGCAGCCGGCCCGATCGTCTCCGACCGGACTGCGATGATGGTCTCGACCGTCTACTCGTGCGTCTCGCTGCTCGCCGGGTCGGTTGCCTCGCTGCCGTTGCCCGTATACCAGCGCGGCGAGGGCGGGCTGCGGGCCGGCGCCGATCATGCCTACTGGTGGCTGCTCAATGAGCGGCCGAACGAGGAGATGTCGGCCGCGGTGTTCTGGGAGTTCCTGCTGACGAGCTACCTGCTCGAGGGGAATGCGTTCTGCGAGATCGTTCGGCGGCGCGTCGGACCGCGCGCGGTGCAGACGGGCGAGGTCGTCGAGCTCCGCCCGATCAATCCGGACCGCGTGATGATCCGCGACACGCGCGACTTCGGGCGGGTCTACGATGTCTTCGAGTACGCCCAGCGCGCGCAGCCTCGCACGGTACCGGCGGCGGACATGCTGCATGTGCCGTGCATCCTGCTCGACAACGACATGCAGCGCGGAGCGTCGCCGGTGCGCGCGGCGGGCCGAAACGCGATCGGCCTGGCACTGGCGTCCGAGCTGTTCCAGTCGTCGTTTTACTCGAACGGTGCGCGGCCGGACTATGCGCTTACGACCGACGCGCGGCTGTCGAAGGACCAGGCCGAGCTGCTGTATGCCTCGCTCGCTGCGCGGCACGGGGGCGCGGCCAACGGGCATCGGCCGATCGTACTGTCGGGCGGGTTGAAGCCCGTTCCGTTGTCGATGACGGCCGAGGATCAGCAGCTGATCCAGACGCGCGGCTTCCAGGTCGAGGACATCTGCAGGTTCTACGGCGTGCCGCCATTCATGGTCGGGCACACCGACAAGACCACGAGCTGGGGCGCTGGCGTCGAGAACATGGGCCGCGGCTTCCTGAAGTTCACGCTGCAGCGCACGCTGGAGAAGTTCGAGCAGGAGCTGAACCACAAGTTCTGGCCGCTGCGCGAGCGGTACTTCGTCGAGTTCAACCGCGCGGGCCTCGAACAAGGCGACACCAAGGCGAAGAACGAGAGCTATCGGATGGCGCTCGGCCGCGCTGGCGAGCCGGCCTGGATGTCGGTCAACGAGGTCCGCCGTTTCGAGAACATGCCGCCCATCGAGGGCGGCGACGAGATCAACCGGGGAACCCCGAATGCACAACCTGCTGCAGCTGCTGCTGCGTAATCGTGGCCGCGCGCCAGCCCTTGCCGCGCGCCCCGTGGCGGCGGCCGACGGCGTGACCACGCTGTACCTGTACGACTCGATCGTGTCTTCGGAGGCCGAGGCGTCCTGGTGGGGCGGTGTCGCCGCAGCGACGATGGTCCGCGACATCGCGGCGGTCGGCGCCGGCACGATCCGGCTCCGGGTCAACTCGCCCGGTGGCGACGTGTTCGCCGGCCAGGCGATCGGCCAGGCGCTGCGCGACGCACGGGCCCGTGGCATCCGTGTCGAGGCGCACGTCGACGGCTACGCGGCGAGCGCGGCGACGATCGTCTCGATCGCCGCCGACGAGGTGGTGATGGCGGACGGCGCGATGTGGATGATCCACCAGGCGTGGACGATCGCGATGGGCAACGCTGGCGACATGCTCGGCGCGGCGGCGCTGCTGCAGAAGGTCGACGGCTCGATCGCCGAGCAGTACGCCAAGCGCACCGGCCAGGAAAAGGCCCGCATGGCCGAGCTGATGGCGGCCGAGACCTGGTTCACCGCGGCGGAAGCTGTCGACGCAGGATTCGCGGATCGCATCGCCGAGGGCGAGCGGGTCGAGGCCGCGTGGGACCTGTCGGTCTACGGCCGCGCCCCGAAGCTGGCCGCGGCCCCGCCTGCTGCCACCCCGGCCCCGGCGTCGCCGCCTACGGCCCCGGCCCCGGCGCCGACCAATGACTTCGACCACGAGCGCAGGCTCGCGGTCCAACGCGCGCGAGAACTCGCGCTCACCTGACCCCTGCGCGTGCAGGCGTAGAGGGCCCCATCCGGGGCCCTTTTTAATTTCTGACAAGGATCTCCCATGAAGAAGCGGCTCAACGAGCTGCGGGCACAGCGCGCGCAGGTGGCTGCCGATGTCCGCAAGCTGATCGAAGACAACACCGGCGAGAAGTGGACCGCCGACTGCACGGCCAAGGCGGATCACGCCTACGCTGATATCGACCGCATCGATGCCGAGTTGAAGCGCATCGAGCGGGCGCTCGAGGTCGACGCGTCGGTGAACGCAGCGATCGACCGGCGCGCCGACACCTCGGGCCAGTCGCTGGTGGCTGCGCAGGGCTCCGCCGAGCAGGACATGGCGGCGTTCCTCTCGTGGGCCCGCAACGGCCTGCAGGAGATGCCGGACGACCTGCGTGCCGTTGCGCGTAGCCGAATCGGTCAGGTCCAGGGCGCGGGCATCGGCACGGGCGCAGGCGGCGGCTTCACCGTGCCGCAGGAGTTCCTGGCGGTGCTCGAAACCGCGTTGCGCGAATTCGGCGGCGTGCGTGATGTCGCGACGATCATCCGCACGGGGACGGGCGCCGACATGCCCATGCCGACGAACAACGACACCGGCAACAGTGGCGTGATCCTCGCCGAGAACACGCAGATGGCCACGCTCGACGTGACGTTCGCGCAGATCACGCTGCGCGCATTCATGTACGCCTCGGGCCTCGTGCCGGTGTCGTACCAGCTTTTGCAGGACACGCAGTTCGACATGGGGACTTGGCTCGCGCAGCAGCTCGCGATCCGCCTGGCCCGGATCGAGAACACCCACTTCACGCTGGGCACCGGAACCGGCCAGCCGGCGGGCATCGTGAACGCCACTGTCGGCGCGAGCATCGGCGTCACGCTGCCGACCGGAAACACCAGCACGCTGACTTACCCCGGCCTCGTGCAGCTCGAGCACTCGGTCGACCCGACGTATCGGCGTGCCGGCGCGCGTTGGATGATGTCCGACACCGCGCTGCAACAGATCCGACTGATCGTCGATACACAGAATCGTCCGATCTTCGTGCCGGGTTACCAAACCGGTAGCGGTGCGGTTGCAGGCGCGCCCGACACGCTCATGGGTTACCCGATCGTCATCAACCAGAGCATGCCGGTACCGGCTGCAAACGCGCGTTCGGTCGCGTTCGGCGACATGAGCAAGTACCTCATCCGCGAGGTGCTGGGCCCGCAGGTCGTTCGCCTGAACGAGCGGTTTGCCGACGCGCTGCAGGTGGCGTTCATCGGCTTCCAGCGAGCCGACGGCCGCCTGGTGGACGCAGGCACGAACCCGGTGCGGGTGCTGCAGCAGTCCGCAGCCTGATCGACCTCGCGCGGCCGGGCCTCGCGCTCGGCCGCGCAGTCGATCCTCTTTCACGACAGGAGATCTCAAGATGACCAAAAAGCAGCAGGAAGGCGCATCGGACGACACCGAGGCCGAGGCGCCGTTGGAAGTCCGCGCGCTGTGCGATCTGCCGACCCACGGCGGTATCGCCGGGCGCCTCGTGCTCGTGCCGTCCGGCCAGGTGCCTGGGATGCGCGCCGCAGGGCTGGTCGACGACTCCGAGGCGGCCATCGCTTACGCACGGTCGCTCGAGCATCCGGCGGACTGAGCAGCGCCGCGTCCGGTGAGGTGAGAGATGGGAATCAAGGTCATCACCCCGCCGGCCACCGAGCCGGTCACGCTTGCCGAGGCGAAGCTGCACCTGCGCGTGGACGCCAGCGACGAGGATCTCGCGATCACGTCGATGCTCAAGGCCGCGCGCCAGGACTGCGAGCACGTCCTGCAGCGGACCATCCCGCCGACCGTGCTGGCGCTGTTCCTCGACGAGTGGCCGTGCGGTGACGTGACTCTGCCGCTCGGGCCAGTGACGGCAATCGACTCGGTCAGGTACGTCGACCCGACGACGGGCACGCTCACCACCTGGGCAAGCTCCAACTACGTGCTCGACGACACCCGCGTCGACGCGCTGCTGCGGCCGGCCTACAACGTGACCTGGCCTGCGGCCCGGGTGCAGTTCGGCGGCGTGCAGATCCAGTACCAGGCGGGCTGGGCGAGCGCGCCCGAGTCGATCAGGGCGTGGATCCTGCTCAGGCTCGGCGCGCTGTACCGGTTCCGCGAGGCGGACAGCGACAAGCCTGCCAGCCCGCACGGCTTCGCCGACCGACTGCTCGACGAGCATCGGGTGCAGTTGGCATGAACGCCCCGGAGGCCGGCCTGCTCGACCGGCGGGTGACGTTCCAGCGCAAGCGCACGACGCTCGACGCCTACGGTCACCCGACGACAGGCTGGGACGACGTGGTGACGGTCTGGGCCCGGGTGCGCCCGATCTCCACCGGCGAGCGGCTGCGCGCGAGCGAGGTCGGCGCCTCGATCTCGCACGACGTCACGGTGCGCTGGAACCCGCTGATCGCTGCGGCGATCGAGGTTGCAGCCTGGCGCATCCAGTACGGCACGAGGCTGTTCAACCTGCACGCGCCGCGCGACGTCGACGAAGGCCACCGCATGCTGATCTTCGCGTGCACCGAGGGGTCCCTCAGTGGCGAATGAGGTACGCGTCGAGGGCCTGGCCGCACTGGACCGGATGCTCAAGGAGCTCCCGGCAAAGATCGAGGGAAACGTCATGCGGGGCGCGCTGCGCGCCGGTCAGACCGTCATCGCCGACGCGGCCCGCGAGAACCTGGTCGCCGCTGGCGCGGTGAAGTCGGGCGCGCTGGTGCGCTCGGTCAAGGTCCGATTCAAGCGCCGGTCCGCGAAGTTCGGCTGGATCCGCGTCGACGTGGTGGCTGGCGACAAAACCGCCTGGTACGCGCACATCATCGAGTTCGGCTCGGGCGGCTACTACACCGGCACCGGGTCGAAGTCCAAGCGCCGTGCGTACAGCATCAAGCCCTCCAAGGCCGGCGCGCTGTCCCTCGGTAGCGGCCTGCGCGAAGGGGTGACACACCCAGGCGTGCGCCCGCGCCGCTTCATGCGTGACGCGCTCGACCGCAAGTCGCAGGCCGCCATCGATCGCGTGGCCGAGTACCTGCGGGTCCGCGTGCCGCGCGAGGTCGCCAAGATGCCCGGAGGCAAGGCATGAGCGATTCGACGCTGGCCGCGGGCCTCCTGAACCATCCGGCGGTGACCGCGATCGTGGGCACCCGCCGCGCGCTCTCACGCCTGCCGCAGAACACCGCCATGCCGGCCGTCGTCTACCGGATCACGAGTCTCCCGGTACCGCCGATCAACGCTGCGGCCGGCCCGCAGCTCATGCGCTCGCGCCTGTCGGCCGTGACGCTCGCTGCCACACCCGCCGAGGTCGACGCGCTTCGCGCAGCAGTGCGCACCGCGCTCGATCTTCGATCCGGCGCTGTCGCAGGGCATCAGGTCGTCTCAGTGGTCCGAGATTTCGGCACCGAGATCGACTTCGACGACGACGCGGGCGTGTGGCTTGCGACGACCGACTACATGGTCCATTGGTTCGAATAACCGACCCTCACGGAGTACCCCATGCCTCAGGCATCAGAAGTATTCAAGCAGATCTCGATCAAGCAGGAATCCGTCTACGGCACCGTGCCGACCGCAACCGGCGCGCAGCTACTGCGCCGCGTGGGGTTCGCGATGCAGATGCAGAAGGACACCTACGAGTCCAACGAGCTGCGCCCCGACCTGCAGCGCGCCGACATGCGGCACGGCGTGCGTCGAGTCTCCGGCACCCTGAACGGCGAACTCTCGCCCGGGTCCTACGCGCCGTATCTGGGCTCATTGCTCAAGCGCGACTTCGCGGCGGTGGCGGCGGTCACGGGTCTGTCCATCACGGTCGCCGCTGCGGGCCTCGGCGCCTGGGCGATCAGTCGGACCGCTGGCTCGTGGATCACCGACGGCATCCGCGTGGGCTCGGTCGGCCGTCTGAGCGTGGGCACGTTCAACGCGCTCAACCTGAACAAGAACCTGTTCGTCGTCGCGATGACGCCGACCGTGCTCACCGTCGTCGTGCTCAACGGCACCGCGCTGTTCGCCGAGGGCCCGATCGCGTTGGCCACCTGGTCGTCGCCGGGCAAGCGTACATTCATCCCGTTGACCGGTCACACCGACCAGTCGTACAGCATCGAGGAGTGGTTCCCGGACGTGCCGCAGTGCGAGGTCTACTCGGGCTGCAAATTCGTGAGCGCTGCCCTGCAGTTGCCGCCCACGGGGCTGGCGACGGTGAGCCTCGGTGTCGCCGGCCAGGATCTGAGGAACCGCCAGGCGACCCGGTACTTCACGTCGCCGACGGCGGCGGGTACGTCGGGCATCGTGGCCGCGGTCAACGGCGTGCTGCGCGTCGGCTCGCAGACGCTGGCGATCGTCACGGGCCTGTCGATCGACATCGCGGCCAGCTTCACCGGAGACCCGGTGGTCGGCGCCAACATCGTGCCGTCACAGTTCGCCGGCCGCGTGCTGGTCTCGGGGTCGTTCTCGGCGTACTTCGAGGATGCGGTGCTGCGCGATGCGTTCGTGGACGAGACGCAGACGCAGCTGCTGGTGGCGATGACGACTGACAACAGCGCGGCGGCCGAGTTCGTGTCGATCGCAATGACCCGCGTGAAGTTGAACAGCAGCGACAAGGGCGATGGCGAGGGCGGCATCGTGCGCACCCACGCATTCACGGCGCTGCTCGATTCGAGCGGCGGCGGAAACGAGGCGACCACGATCTCGATCTGCGATTCCCTGGCCTGACCTGGACACGAAGATGAACAACCTCCGCAGCATCAGGCTCGCCGAGTCGGCGAGCGTCGAGATCAAGGATCCGGCCGACGGCGCGCCGCTCGGCGTCACCTTCGAGATCGCAGGCCCCGAGCATCCCGAGCGCAAGCGCATCGCTTTCGCGCAGTCGCGCAAAACGCTCAAGCGCTACGAGAAGACCGGCCGGATCGAGATGCCGGACCCCGAGGAGGCCGAGGCCACCAAGCACGAGAACCTGGCCGCGTACACCCTCGGGTGGAAGGGCTACGTGGACGACGCCGGCCGCGCCGTCGATTTCTCCAAGGCCGCCGCGCTTGAGCTGTACCGCGACCCGACGATGGGCTGGCTGGTGGAGCAGCTCGAAGCGGCGATCGGCGACCGCGAGCTTTTCATTCGTCGCTCCGCGGCCACCTGATCGCGCACGCGGAAGCGGTGTTCCGCCTCGGGCGCAGGCGCCGGGACGGAACGACGGAGCGCGACCACCTCGAGGCCCACGCCCGCGCGACGGGCGAGAGGCCGCCGGAGCTGCAGGTGCCACCGGTGCCGCCCGGCGCCGAGGCGCTGTGGCAGGCCTTCACCGAGCTGTCCGGAGCGCGCGTCCCAGGCGGCATTGGGATCGGGCCGATCACGCTGTCGGAGATCGCCGCATGGCAGGACGTGTTCGGAGTACGCCTCACCCCGTGGGAGGTCGAGACGCTCCTTGCGATCGATCGGGCGGCGCTGACGGCTGTCAATGAGCCGCGGCAGTGAAAGGCCGGGGCGTGAGGAAAGTGGAGCACTGAGATGACAGTCATCAGCAACCTCGTCATAGAGATGAGCGCCAACGTGGCCCGGCTGCGCACGGACATGGAGCAGGCGAATCGCACGGTGCAGGCGTCGGCAGCCAGCATGCAGCGCGCGGCGAAGGTGGCCGCCGAGGCGATCGCGGCGATCGGCGGCGCGCTGGTGGTGCAGGCGTTCGCGCAGTCGGCGCGGCGCGCGGTGGATTACCTCGCGTCGATTCAGGATGCCGCCGAGATCACCGGGGCGTCAGTGCGCGACCTGACAGGGCTGCTGTCCGACGTAGCACCATCTGGCGCGCGCATGGCTGACGTTACCGATGCCGCGGTCAAGATGGCCAAGGCGATGCAGGAGGCGCGCGATCAAACCTCCGCCCAGGCGCAGTTTTTCAAAGTCCTCGGCGTGTCCGCGACCGATGCTGCAGGCAACCTGCGGCCGGTCGACGCTGTGATGCGCGAGGTCGCCAAGGCGCAGGCCGCTTTCGCCGACGGTACGAGCAAGTCCGCAGCGTTCCTCGCCGGGCTCGGGAAGACGGGCGCCGCAACGCTGCCGATGTTCAACGATCTTGCCGAGGGCACCGGCAAGGTCGACGAGGCGTTGGCGAAGGCTGTCGCAGAAGGGGACCGCTTCGACAAGATGCTCAAGCGCGTCGGTTCGGACTTCGACCAGGCCAACGCCAAGTTCTGGACTCCGCTGCTGACGGGCATCAACGCGATCGCCGAGGCGTTCCGAACGGCCAACAAGGACGGCCTCTCGTTCGTCGAAACGCTCAAGACCATCCCCGGCGCGAATGCAAGCCAGTCGGACAACGCGCAGATGCTGGCCGCGAAGCTGGCCCGAGCACGTGAGTCGCAGGAACGCGCGGAACGCGGGTCTTCCATCTTCGGAGTCAACCAGGTCGCAGTCCTAGACGCGCAGCAGAAGGTCGAGGCGCTTGAGCGGCAACTTCGCGCGTCCCTCGGTCGAATCGAGTCTGTCGACGGCCCGATGGCGAACCGCGCTCCGACCCCAGACAAGCCGGTGATGCCTGACATCGACAAGCTCAAGCGCGATGCCGACGAGCGCGCGAAGTCTGGCTCTAAGGCTGTCGAGGAAGCGGCGAAGCGGCAGCGCGAGATTCTCGACGGCAACGCGAAGGCGGCGATCGAGCGGCTCAAGCGGTACGAAGAGGCCGAGCGGATGGCCGACGAGGCCATCGCCGAGCGCCAGGCCGCTCTCGCCAAGGCCTACGATCAGCGGCACGACGCGGCGATGAAGACCGTCGTCGCGCTCGCCGAAGAGGTCAAGCGGCAGCGCGAAGCGACCGAAGAGATCGGACTGACCTCCGAGCAGGTGACCCAGCTTCGCATCGCCCGCGAGGAGCTCACGCTCGCCACGCTCGAGGAGGCGCACGCGGAGGCCGTCCGCAAGGGTGAGGCCTCCGGCGAGCTCGACCTGCTCGGCGAACAGATCACGCTGACGCGCAAGCTGATCGACGCGCGCCGCGAGGGGGCCGCCCGAGAGGCGGAGGTCGAGGCGGCCAAGCGCGTGCGCGACGAGTGGAAGCGCACCGGCGAGCAGATCGAGCAGGGTCTGGTCGACAGCCTGTTCCGCGCGGCGGAGGCGGGCAAGGATGTTTTCTCGACGCTGCGCGACTCGCTGCGGGGCATGTTCAACAACCTGGTGCTGCGGCCGGTGATCCAGGCAGCAGTCGGCGGGCTGGGTCTTGGTGGCGCCGGCTCCGCGATGGCGGGTGGTGGCGGCGGAGGCGGCGCCGGCTCGATGCTCTCGGCGGGATCCTCCCTCGGCGGGCTCGCGGGCGCCGCCGGCACGTTCGGCTCGTTTGCCTCGACCGGCCTCATGTCCTCGCTCTCGGGCGTCGGGCTCGGCACGAGCATGGGCGCGGCGGGCTCGCTCGCGGCGGGCGGCTCGGTCCTTGGCGGCGCGGGCATGGCGATTGGCGCGGCCGCCCCGTACGCGCTCGCCGCGATCGCCGCGTACAAGATCATCCGCTCGCTCACGAAGAAGCGGGTTACGGCCAGCGGCATCGAGGGCACTCTGGGCGGCGCGGCCGGCTTCGAGGGCAACTCGTTCGAGGAGTTTCGCCGGAAGATCGGCGGCGGCGGGCGCTCGACGTCAGCGCTTGACCCGACGTTTCAGTCTGGGATCTCCGATGCGGTGAGCCAGACCCGGACAGCAGTGTCGGGCTACGCCGAGGCACTCGGCCTGCCGGTGGCCGCACTGCAGACGTACACCCAGGCCCTGCGGATCGACACGCGCGGCCTGTCCGCCGAGCAGATCCAGGAGAAGGTCTCCGAGGCTGTCCAGGGCTTCGCAGATGGCCTCGCGGGGACCTTGGGCGAGGCGCTTACCGCGTTCTCCCGTGAGGGCGAGTCGGCCTCGGAGACGCTCACGCGCCTGTCGAGCTCGCTGACCTCGGTCAACGCTACCCTCGGGGCGCTCAACCAGGCGCTCCTCGCGATCGGCCCGGCCGGCGGCGATGCGGCGAGCAAGCTGCTCGAGCTGTTCGGCGGCGCGGACCAGTTCGCGCAGGCCGCGTCGAGCTTTCTCGGGTCGTTCTACGATGACGCCGAGCGGGCCCGGATGGCTACGAGCACCGTGCAGGAAGCGCTCGCGCCGCTCGGCATCGCGCTGCCCGGCACGCGGGCGGAGTTCCGCGGCCTGGTCGAGGCGATGGACCTGACGACCGACTACGGCCGGCGCGCGTACGCGACGCTGCTGCAGGTCGCGCCGCAGTACGCCGTCGCCGCGAGCTACGCCGAGCAACAGGCGCAGGCGGCCAGCGATGCCGCGAACGAGTCGGCCCAGGCGGCGGTCCGCGAGGCCGAGGCGCGCGTCGAGGAGGCCCGGCGGGTCCGTGAAGCCTGGGCCGGTGTCGGCGCCTCGCTGCTCGATGAGGTCAACCGCATCCGCGGCGAGATGGCGAACGACCCGCTCGGAGACTTCGCGACGCTGACCGCTCAGGCGCGCGCCGGCGACATGAGCGCCGCGCAGCAGTTGCCAGAGGCGGCGCGCACACTGATCGACGCGGCGCGCCGGACCTCGGCCTCGGACGTGGACTTCGCGCGGGCTCAGGCCCAGGTCGCCGCTTCGCTCGGCGAGACAGCGGGGTTCGTCGACATCCGCGCCAATGCGGCGCTGCCTGGTGTGCCGACGGTGGCGCCTGTGAGCATCGCGCCGGTCGTCGAGGCGGTGCTGCCGATCGGGCAGGCCAACGTCACCGCGACTAACGCGGTGGAGACCGCGCTGCGCGAGGAGCTTGGCCAGCTTCGGGCGGAGCTTCGCGCCGCGAACGCGGCGGTCGCGGCCAGCACGGCGGAGACGACTCGGATCCTGGCGCGTTGGGACGGAGACTCGATGCCGCCGACCTATGCCGAGGTCAACGGCGGCAGCGGAGCTCCCTGACCATGTACGTCATCAAGCCGAACCCGATCACCGACGCGGTCCTCATCTCCTCGACGGTGCCCGAGACGGACTACCCAGCGTGGAGTGCCGCGTGGTCCTACGCCGTCGGGGACCGGGTCATCCGCACGACGACACACAAGGTCTACGAGGCGATCGTCGTTGGCTCCCACGCGGGCCTGCCCGAGAACACACCGGCGCGTTGGGTCGCGGTTGGATCCACGAACCGCTGGCGGATGCTCGACTCGGAGGTCGGATCTGTGACGAGCGCCCCCGGCTCCCTGTCGGTTGTCCTCGCACCCGGCTACGCAACGGCGCTCGCGCTGCTCGAAGTCGACGCGCAGTCGATCACCGTCGAGGTCCGCGACCCCGCCTCGACCATCACCTACACGACGACACGCTCGCCCGACACGACTGTCCTGCTGTCCTGGTACGACTACTTCTTCACCGACCCCGTCGCGCGCTCGGAGATCGTCTTCCCGGGCCTGTACATCGGCGCGGGCTACACCGTGGCCGTGACGCTCACCGGGGCGACGGTGGAGTGCGGCGCGCTCGTCGTTGGCGAGGCGACCGACCTCGGCGCGACGGAGTACGGCGCAACCCTCGGGATCGTCGATTACTCGCGCAAGGAGACGGACGAGTTCGGCGTTGTCACGATCACCAAGCGCAAGTACGCAAAGCGCCTGACGGCCAAGCTCGCCTTCGAGCGCGAGCGCACAAACCGCGTCTTTCGCACGCTCGCCGCGCTCCGCTCGACGCCCTGCGTCTATGTCACTGCGGACGCGCTCGATTACGAGCCGCTCACCATCTTCGGGTTCTACAAGGACTTCCGAATCGACGTTGCCTACCCGACGCACAACTATTGCACGCTCGACATTGAGGGCTTGATCTGATGCCGATTCCACTCATCACGGCACTGCCGGTGCCGCCTTCGCGTTCCGACGCAAACGGGTTCGCGAGCCGCGCCGACGCGTTTTTCGGCGCACTGCCGACCTTCCAAGGCGAGATGAACGCGGCGGCCGCCGCGATCAACGCGGTCTATTTCCCGCCGATGTTTCGCAACAAGCTCGACAACGGGGGCTTCGACGTCTGGGAGTGGGGCACGACGCAGACGGCCGACGGGTACGGGGCCGAGGCGCGGTGGCGCAACGATAGCTCAGGGTCAACGAAGACGGTCACGCGGCAGGCGTTCACCCCCGGGCAGACCGACGTCCCCGGCGAGCCTGCGTACTTCTCGCGTACCGTCGTCGCGAGTCTCGCCGGGGCGTACAACTACGTTCGCAAGACGCAGATCATCGAGAGCGTACGGACCCTCGCGGGACGGACTGCGCGGATCTCGTTCTACGCCAAGGCTGACGCTGCACGCCCGATCGCGGTGAACTTCATGCAGGCTTTCGGCGCTCCCGGTGGGTCGTTGCCGAACAGCTTTGGCGCGCAGAAGTTCAATCTGACGACGTCGTGGCAGCGGTTCACCGCGACGGTGTCGGTACCTTCGCTCGCGGGGAAGGCGATTGGCGGCCCGATCGTGGCCGATTACTTGCACATGCGATTTTGGTTCGACGCCGGATCGGCGATCAACGCCGACACGGCGACTCTCGGACAACAGTCCGGCACCTTCGACCTTGCGCGAGTGCAGCTTGAGGAAGGCACGGTCGAGACGGACTTCGAGGTCCGGCCGATCGCACTCGAACTGCAGCAATGCCGCCGTCGCGGCTTTCGCCACGCGTTCACGGGCATCTCGAATCAGCGCTTCTCGACGGCCGGGGGCGTTAACACCACGTCGCAGTCGCAGATCTTCGTACAGTTTCCAGTGCCGATGCGGGCGCCGCCGAGCTTCTCCGTCGAGGACGTTTC